GTAACAGTAGGAGATATAAATGAAGAACTTGAAGAATTTATTTATGAAGGTTTTAAACCTGGGTATCAAATCGGTCTTGATAACTTTGATAGCATATTCAGTACTTACACAGGACAATTCATCACCGTTACAGGTGTGCCTAGCTCTGGCAAGTCTGATTTTGTTGATCGAATGGCTGTGGGTTACCAACTAAAGTACGGTTGGAAAACAGCTTTTGCTTCGCCTGAAAACAAACCAACATTTTTGCATGCACATAAACTAATAAGAAAAATTGGTGGATGGATGCCTAAAGAAAATGATTTAGGCACTGACAAATGGAATCGTTGCTTTAATATAGTAAATGACAACTTTTACTTTATAGAAGCAGAACGGTATGATTTAGATACAGTGCTCAAAAAAGGTGCTGAGCTTGTTAAAAGAAAAGGTATTAAATGTTTAGTAATTGATCCTTATAATAAAGTTAAAATGAAAGGTGCTTCTGATATGTCTATACCAGATGCAACAATGGAATACTTAGCTAGAATAGAAGCTTTTGCAAAAAAGTATGATGTTTTAGTAGTTGTTGTAGCACACCCAACTAAAATGTACAAAAGAGACGATGGTACTATGGACGAGCCAACTATGTATAATATTAAAGGTGGTGGTGAATGGTACGATGCGTCTTACCACGGACTATTAGTTCACAGAGACTATAGTAATAATTCCGTAAAGGTAAAAGTACTTAAAGTAAAATTTCAAAACTTAGGTGAGAATCAAGCAGAGGCGCACTTTAAATGGAATCATGCTTCTGGTGATTACATACCTATAAGCACTTTTAGCAATGAACCAATGCCTTGGGATTAATGGCTAAAAAGAAAAAAGATTATAAATTACCCGATTACTTGCCTTCTAAAGAAGAGAACGACGCATATATATATTGTGTTAGAAACAATATAAGAATATCACCGTTAGGTATTAATGGTGAGTTTGGAAAATGGAAAATAGGTATAAATGTTGGACCATATATAAAAGGTGAAAAAATAAACCTTGCACCTAGTATATATGATGAAGATACTATATGGCCTAGTTATTACGAAATGTGTAAATATTATTATGATAAACGTACAAGATGAGTACAGAGGATTACTATCAGGAATACTCCACGGTGGAGCACAAAAAAAAGATAGAACAGGCACTGGGACACAATCTGTCTTTGGAAGAATGCTTAGACATGACATGGAGCTTGGGTTTCCTTTATTAACAACTAAAAAAATATATTTTAACCATGCAGTTACAGAATTACTATGGATACTACAGGGACGCACTGACATTGCTTACCTCAACGATCGCGGTGTTACTTACTGGAATGCTGATTATAAGCGATCAGGTAGAACTGACGGTACGCTTGGCCCTGTTTATGGGCATCAGCTTAGGAACTTTAATGGTATTGATCAGCTTGAAAAAATACTCAAGCAAATTAAACAAGAACCGTCATCAAGGCGCATTATGGCAAGCTTATGGAATCCCAATGATTTGGACGATATGGCTCTGCCTCCTTGTCATTACGGCTTTCAAATATATATAAACAATGGAAAACTTGATTTACTCTGGACCCAGCGATCTGCTGACGTGTTTCTTGGTCTGCCTTATGATTTTGCCATGTATGGCTTACTATTACTTATGCTGGCAAAAGGATCGGGTTATAGACCTGGGCGCCTTACTGCTTCACTTGGCGATTGCCATTTGTATAACAATCATAGCGAACAAGCTAAAAAGCAACTATCCCGTGATTTTAGGTGCTTGCCTCACGTGGGAGTTGACCTTGGGATATTTATTGCAGAAGGGGCAGGAGACTTCGTAACAATACCTACAAAAAATATGATACATTTATCGGATTATAATCCCCACGAACCAATTAAAGCTAAATTAAATACATGATAGAACTTAAAAAAGGTAAATATAAAATTTATCACATACCCGGAATTAAAGTAGGATGTACAACTAACGTGCAAAAACGCGTTATTGAAGTGCAGGGATATAAACCAGGCGAGTTTGAAATACTTTTTGAAACTGACGACGTTGCAGAAGCTTCTCGCGCAGAAAAGCAATTGCAGGAAGACTTGGGTTACAAAGTAGACCGCAAATTATATAAAGATTTATTTAAAAAGAATATGAATAAGCATAGTTCATCACCTACAACAACAACGTTTAAAACATCTACTAAAGAATTAGACGCAAAGTTTTTAGCAGATTTAGAAATTGAAACACAGTATGGTGTGTTTAAGCTTGATACAACCGATAAAATTGATTGGGTTATGTCCAATGTACATAATAGCCAATTCGGCCCTAATTCTTGTTACATTTATAATAAGGCTATGGCAGAAGCGGGGGAATTCCGAACCTTGACCAAAGAAAAGCTATATTCTTCTCAAGATCAATTTAAATTAATTAGAGAATGGGCTAAAGAAAGAGGTTTGTATGACAAGGGTGATATCAAAACACAACTAATTAAATTATATGAAGAATCAGGAGAATTATCCCAAGCTATACTTAAAGATGATAAGGCGGGTATTATTGATGCTATTGGTGATAGTGTTGTCGTTCTTACTAATCTTGCCCACCTTGTCGGTACCAATATTGAAGATTGCATTGGTGCTGCATATAATGAAATATCTAATAGAACTGGTAGAATGATTAACGGAACATTTGTAAAAGATGCGTGATAAAATTATACAACAAGTAGTAAACAAAATTCAAAAGCGTTCAGACGTAGGCTTTAAGAAATACGGTGTTACTTTATTTGATGACAGCCAACCATTAGATACTTGGCTTAATCATTTACAAGAAGAATTAATGGATGCCGTTAACTATATTGAAAAAGCACGTATGACACTGCGCGAAGAAATTGAAGACTGTTACATTAAAGACCTAGAAGTAACAGATCCTGAACTTGTATCAGCATACCCAGATCCTGGTCCGCCAGATCAGCTAGGGTATAATGTAGACAAGACGTGGACAACAAGCACAACCTAATGAAAAGAAGATCAAAAAAAAGAGGCCCAGTACAAGCTAAAAAAATAAGCTTTGATGGGATTAATTTTGCTTCTGGTTTAGAAAGATATACTTACATGGCTTTAAAGAAAGCTAAATTATTTGAAGGATATGAAAATGAAGTTTTTCAACTCATCGAAAGTTTTGACTTTAAAAGCCAGTCTTACGAAAAACAAGCAAATGGAAAAGGTGATTATACAAACCGAGGGCAAAAAAAAATACTGGGAATTAAGTATACACCTGACTTTGTGGGAAAAGATTATATAATTGAATGCAAGGGGAGGGCTAATGAATCTTTCCCTTTGCGTTGGAAACTATTTAAATTATGGCTTACGAAAAACAATATTGGAAAGACACTTTACAAACCGCAGAACCAGAAAGAAGTGGATTTGACAATACAACTAATAAAGAACAGCAGAAGAAGCAATCGCGGTTAATGTATAAAAGACGTAAACTTGAAAGAGATGTTAAAAAATATATCAAAGGAGAGATCATTAAAGGCTCAGGAATCGAAAGAATCGGAAGACAGCATGGATTTTACATGGAATGATCACTATTCAGAAAGAATAAAATTTCATATGAAAATGCTAAATTACTATTTAAAAGAAGAAAAATGTCTGGATGGGAGTTATCATTAGGTCTATATCCCGGTGTTTTAGTTGGGATTAGAAGCTACGTAAATAAAGAAACTACAGATCATGTGCTATACATACCGTTTGTAGAATTATGTTTAACAATATATAAAGATGAGCAAGATTGAAGAGTATGTATTAAAAAGATTTGCTAAAAGATTTAAAAACAAAAAAGTATTAATTAAAGAATTTGATACCCATTATGAGGTTAATCACAACAAAGACGCAAGTCCAATTATATTAAGTAAAAATATATGAAAGAAACAAAATTAGTTGAAATGCAGAATAAGCTAGAATCTTTAGGAGCGGCTGTTAATAGGCTTATTAATGAGATGACTAATCTAAAAGATTTAAGTGTAGGTACTCTTGAGCTAGTTAAAAGACTACCTGATTATAACGAAGCGTTAGAAGCATTAAAAGATAATTATAAAAAGAAAGAAGAGAATGAGTCTATTCAAGGAAAGGATACCGTATAAACCTTTTGAATACCCAGAATATTATAATGATGGCTGGCTAAAACAAGCACAAGCATTTTGGTTACATACTGAAATACCTATGCAGGGTGACGTTAAAGACTGGAAAGAAAAGTTAACTAAAGAAGAAAAGAATTTAGTTGGCAACATACTTTTAGGCTTTGCCCAAACAGAGTGTGCTGTATCTGATTATTGGACACAAAAAGTTGTTGGTTGGTTTCCTAAGCATGAAATACAACAAATGGCCATGATATTTGGTAGCCAAGAAACAATACATGCTGTAGCTTACAGCTATTTAAATGAAACTTTAGGATTAGAAAACTTTGAAGCATTTTTACAAGATAAAGCAACGATGGATAGATTTGACAACCTCGTCGCTTATAAAGGAACTGAATTGGTTGGTATCGCAAAATCCTTGGCTATTTTTTCTGCTTTTGCTGAAGGAGTTAGTCTATATTCTGCT